GGTTCATGGGTGTTTGGTTACTTCCGTGATGGAGATAATATGCAAGAGCCAGTTGTATTAGGTTCTATACCTGGCCGTCCTTTTGAGTTGGCAAATAAAGAAGTCGGCTTCTATGACCCTAACGGTGTATACCCTAAGTACAAAGACGAAGTAGATACAAACAGACTGGCCGTAAATCTAAAGGAGGAGGGTTCGGAGACCAATCCACACCTAAGTTTAACGCTTCGTAGGTCTACCAGAATTACTGGTGTCGCAACGGCCGACTTTAATCCAGTAACGGCGGCCGATGGCTCTACGGTGGCTGCGTCAGATGGTGACACATTTGACCAACCAGAAATACCCTATGCCACACTATACCCTTATAACAGAGTATTTGAGTCAGAGAGTGGCCATATACTAGAGTATGACGACACACCTGGCAATGAAAGAATACACAGCCGTCACAAGACAGGTACTTCCTCAGAGATACATCCAGATGGTACGGCCACCGAGATAATTAAAGGTGACCATTATACCTTTATTTCAGGCAAAAGGCAAGCACAAATTACAGGTAATAGTGACCTCTCTATAGATGGCCGACATAAGGTTTATATTAATAAAAGTGGTACAGAGGATAACCACTATGATATACAGATAGGGGCCAACGCCAATATAAACATACAGGTTGACAAAGGTAATATTAACATGGTTACCGTAGATGGCAACATTAATGTCAATAGTGGTGGTGATTACAATGTAAAAGTGGCCGGCAATATGACAACAGCCGTATCTGGTTCAGAGTTAAAGACAGTAGAAGGCACTACAACACACAACACAACAGGCGCAGTAACACATAGAGGGTCAACGATAGACCTTAATCCTTAAATCCTGGTAGAAAACGCTTTAGGCATGGCTGTTAGTAAATCTAATCTATAAATGTAATAACATCCAACGGTTTTATAAAGACAGACTTTTAGCCTTTTCCAACTCAGTTGCCCAATTAGGTTTATTAAACAGAAATTTTCCTGGATATTTTTTACTTCTCCAAAGTCGTATCATTAATAGATAGACTGGATAAGGTAATGGTATATGCAATACTCTTTTACCTCTTACTAATAACATATCACCACATAGACGACCACTTATATAACTAAACCCTATACAACCTTTAATCATCTATTGGTTCCAATTCATCTTGTAGTAATTCAGATGGTGTCTTTTCATCTTCTTCTTCTTCAAGTCTTCTTTGTTCTTGTTCTTCTCTAAAGCCTTCCATTAGTACCTCATGTAAAGATTTCTCTTTTACAGTTCTATCCTTTTTATGTTGTCTGGATTGTTTGAGGCCAATGTCAAGCATTTTTTGTTCTTCCTCGACTACCTCATGGAAGTATCTTTTTTTAGTCATTGTTTATTATAACACAATTACCATAAATGGCAAGCGTACAGTTGTGTCGCAGCCTGTTAGGTTTCTTAATCTTATATATAACGGTGTAGTTCCGTCAGGAAAAGCTCCAAGTACCAAAGGACGAAATACTACAAATCTCTAAATATTCCAATGGACATTACACACGGCCTACTCTTTGTAGGTATATGGTTAATTGTACTACTACTAATATGTTATGTATTGGCAGTAGTGGACGCAAATCGTAAAAAACGGGAAGAAGAAAAGGAGAAGTATAAATCATCTCCTTTAGATGTATTCTGGCGTAATCTTAAATAGACTTATAGTACGGTTTTACCGGTAAGCTTATAATACTGTTCTTTCCAATCTTCTTTGAATTCAGTCTGGCAGTATTGTCTAATTGGGTCATTATGGTTAGCAATAAAAAGATAATTAATAGCGGCTTCAAGCACTTTAAACATTCGTAAACTCCTTTAAAAAACATTCAGGAATATTTAGCGTCCGGACTCGGAAAATCTCTTTGCTACTTTGATAGGTCTATCTTGCGTTTTTGATAGGTCAGAATTATTTTAATGCTTCAAATAAAACAGCACCAGCGACAAACATCATTAAGATTTCTAAAAATGTCATCATGTGAATTTCCTTTTTATTATTTTAGATATAGTGAAGATACGAACCAATAATGTACTTCGGTGTTTTTAACGGTTTATGTCCGGTATGTAAATATGTCCATGTAGGCGGAAACATTAATAGTCTTCCTGCTTTTGGTTGTACTTTTATGTCGTATTCACTAAACGAAGTTTCACCACCCTCATTATCATTTAGATATAAGAAGAATACTAAAAATCTTCTAGCACTTGCATAATCGCCTACATCAACATGTTCTTTAAATTCATCTTTATCATTTGGTAGATATCGTTTAAATCTTATTTCTTCAAAACCATACTTTTTTGGCCATTGTTTATCTGTAATCTTACAATCATCTTTATATCTTTGAATCATAGGTTTTAAATGTAGGTAAGTACCTTGTTCCATCATCTTCCAATCTTGGTGTTGGTTGATATTGATTTCTGTAAAATGTCTATGGTTTTCTAAATCAGTAGCCACATGTTGGTCTTTACTGACTTCAAATTTCTCTATAAGGCTATCGCAATTTTTCTTTGAAACAACATTATCGTATATTTGTATATATTTTTTCATTTTCTTAATATACACTATTTATTTGAGATTGGCAAGCCTTAACTAAAGTTTCTAAAAATTGGTCTGTTGCTACTGACCATTGATATTTTTGACTTGATTTTAAAATGGTTTCTATTTTTAAATTGGCACATTTTATTACATTGTCTTTTAGATTATCACCAATATATCCGTTTGTGCCATTGATAACTACATCTTTTGGTCCTGTTACATTATAAGCGGCCACAGGTAAACCACAGGCTAATGCCTCAATCATTACAACACCAAATGTATCTGTTAAACTAGGAAAGACAAACACATCAGCGTTTTGATAATAACTTGCTAATTCTTTACCTCTTTTAGGACCTGTAAATTCAACATCTTTATATTTCTTTTTGTATTGTTCTAATTCAGGTCCACCTCCTACCATTATTTTTTTGTAAGGTATATCTAATTTAAAAAATTTTTCTAGGTTCTTTTCTACTGAAACTCTACTTACACATAAAGCAATTGGTGTTTTGTTTTCTTGTCTTTCAATAGGAAAAAATAAACTTCTATCTACACCTCTTGTCCATAGTTTTACTTTATCATAACCTTTTATTTCTAATTCTTCAAATACACTAGGAGTCGGTACTAATATACCAGATGATTTGCGATTAATACTTTTCATATATCTTGCACCTAATGAAATAGGCACAAAAGGATATTTTGCATTTACAAATTCTGGAAACTTTGTATGATATGCCGTTGTGTAATTTAAATCTAGTTTGTTTAATACTTTACGAAATATAGTACCAATAGGTCCTTCTGGTGTTGATATATGAATATGGTCAAACTTATGTTCTTTTAAATATTCTTTTACTCTTTTTGGTCTTATAAACCCCAATGTTATTTCTGAATAACCAGGTAAAGGCATTTTTACAGGACATTCATTAGGTGAAAATATATGAACATCATGGCCTCTTTTTTCACATTCAATTTTTATATTTGAAAGTGTTGTTACTACACCATTAATTTGTGGATGCCAAGCGTCTGTTACAATACAAATCTTACTCATCTTTATAATAAATTAACTCCCATTTTCCGTCATAGTGTTCAACTAGGGCAGTTCTACTTTCTACCCAATCGCCATCATTCATGTATTCAATACCGTCTATTAATTTTATTTCTGGTGTATGAATATGACCACAAATAATGCCGTCATAGCCTTTCTTTTTACAATGATTGACCATTGTTTCTTTATACTTATAAAGCATATTAATTGTTTCTTTTGTTTGTGCTTTTAAATATGCAGATAATGACCAATAAGGTAATCTTAATTTTCTTCTTACAAATGCCACCCAACGATTTAATCTCATTAACCAATTGTAAAGGAAATCACCAAAATACATTAAAAATTTACCACTATGCATTAAAGGGTCAAATATATCACCATGAGTTACATAATATTTTTTGCCGTTAATAGCAAGGTGTACATATTCATTTAAAACACGAATACGACCAAATTGTAATCTAAAATCAAACCAGTTTCTTAACATCTCATCATGGTTGCCGACAATCCAATAAACCTTTGTACCTCTTTTGGCCTTTGTTAAAATTCTTCTTATTACATCCGAGTGTTCTTGTGGCCAATACATCTTTTTAGATAACTGCCAACCATCAATAATATCTCCTACGAGATATAATCTTTCACAATCATTGTTTTTAAGAAAGTCGCAAAGTTCAACAGCTGAACAGCCTGATGTGCCTAGATGTAAGTCTGATATGAATATTGATTTATATTTTAAATTTTGAGATTTTTCTTTTTCCACGATAAACTAGATATGCTCCTATAGGCAAAGTATAAAAATATTCATCAAACGCTGATTTGCCAGCCATTTGTTTACCTATAATGGCCACCACAATCATCATAACAAAATAGTTAATAAGTAAAGTATATAAAATAAAAAGGGGTGCCTCTTTCAAGACACCCCAAATATGATTAATCTTTATCTTCTTCAGATTCATCATCATCTAAATCTTCATCTTCTTCCACTTCAGGTTCGATTTCTAATACAGATTCAATATTTTCAATTCTACTAATAATATCGTCCATTTTATCTTCAAGTTCTTCAATCTTATTTTTTTTATCTTCTTCTTTGTGATTGTTAAACATGATTGCTCCTAGGGTTGACATTATTATTTAGGAAAAACAAGATTAATGGATATTAAGTTTTTATTAAATTGATAAATAGGTGTATGCAACATTTTAGAGAACACCCCCTTAACATAGACATTGACCGACTAGGAAAATGCTATTTCGATTTTAAAAGCAAAATGGGTTTTAGAAAAGATGATAAGACCTTAATTGATTTTAATGCTATATGTGTCAACAGAATACCAGATGATGAAAATTCTATTACTGGTGGTAATGTTAGAGGTCTGTATTGGACTATGCCTGATACGACAAATCACGAAGAACAACGACTAGAAAAAATACAAGAACATTTATATACTGAAATCTGTCCAGAATTTAAAGACACTTATGTAGAAGAAGTGTATAACAAAATTAACAAAATGTTTAAAGTAGGTCGTGTTCGTTTTTTAATGAAACCACCTAGAACATGTTTATCATGGCACCGTGACCCCGAAATGAGATTACATATTCCTATTATTACAAATAAAGGATGTAAAATGGTAATTGAAAATGAGGCGTTTCATATGCCAGCAAATGGTAGTGCTTTTCTAACAGACAATACAAAGTATCATAACTTCTTTAACGGTAGTGAAGTTGATAGAGTGCATTTGGTTGCTACAGTATTACAATCTAATTTAGATGATATGCAATTAGATGAATCTTGGCGTGATGAAGAAAAATGGAATATTGAACACACTAATTGTGGTACAGACAGTTGTTGTAAAGAATGTTAGTGGTGCGACCAGACGGACTCGAACCGACAAGCCTAAGCGACAGATTTTAAGTCTGTTGTGTTTACCATTTTCACCATGGTCGCTACTACACTAATTGGCCTGCCCTCCAGGACTCGAACCTGGGACCTACAGCTTAGAAGGCTGTTGCTCTAATCCAACTGAGCTAAGG